GAGTTTTTGAACGACGCAGGCGCATCACCAAACAGCTTGTACAAAGTATTATGGGACGGCACAGAGTCAGCCCCAGATACTACAATTGCGTTTATTATGACATTAAGAACCGGTGTAACTTTAACTGGTTTAGTATTGCCACAATATCCAAGCGTTACAGCTTCAGGTGGAGACGTACAAACTTGTTCAGTATCATTACAAGTTGTAGGTATACCAACCGAAGACCTAACAGCATAACAACAACAAACAGAACAGGGGCACACAAATGCTTAAACTAAAAATAGTATGGGAATTAGAAACAGGTGAGAAGTTTGAAGAATGGACAAGACCAATTGAACTTTCACTTGCAGAAAAAGAACTGTATTCAGGCAAGTCAATTATTAAAATACTTACAGAAGAATCAAGCCCAAGTAACACACTTCTTTTATTCTTGTCTCACAAAATTCAACAACGTGTTACAAAAAAAGTCGAAAGTTTTGATTCTTGGAAAAGTAAAGTTACCGATATTGCAGCTGTTGATTTTGAGACAGCAAATTTTACCAAGCCCGAAGCGTCGGGCGTTTAGCAGTAGAGTTAGCAATAGCCACAGGTTTAACACCGGATTATTGGCTCAATGCAGAAGCCGAAATTTGGGCTACAGCTGTAGATGTATTGAACGAGCAAGCTAATGGCTAAAGCATTACGACTTGTTCCAGTTGATAAGGATTATCGGGCTTTGCTTCGTGCGTTTAGTAAAATGGACGATATTGCTAAGACTGATATGAAAGAGATTGCTAGCAAATTAGCCGAACGTGGTGCTAATTATGCTAAAGGCGCAGCGAGTAGTGCACCATATAATCCTAAACAAGCTATAGCAGTTGCTCAGTCAATTAAAATATCTAAATCAGATAAGGCACCTTCTTTTAGTATAGGTGGTCGTCAAAAAGTTGGCTCTAGTGCTTTTGCTGCTGGTTATGTGATAATGGGTAATGAATTTGGTTCAAAGCAATATAAACAGTTTCCACGTAGGTCAGGCAAAGGTGGAAAAGAAGGTTGGTGGTTGTATCGTGCTATGTCAAGGTTTCAACCAACTATTGCTCAGGAATGGTTACAAGGTTTTCAAAAAGTTAAGAACGCTTGGACAGGTAGAATTTAATGGCTGATATTAGGACACTCAAATTAGCGTTACTTGCTGACACAAAAGATTTTATACAAGGCTTAGATAAAGCTGATAAAGAAGCTAATAGTTTTAGTAGCAAACTAGGTGGGGCACTTAAAAAAGGTGCTATTGCTTTTGCAGCTCTTGGTGCTGCTGCTGGTGCTTTAGCAATCAAAATTGGTATAGATGGTGTTAAGGCTGCTATAGATGATGAGAAAGCACAAGTTTCGTTAGCTAAGACTTTAGAAAATACAACTAAAGCAACTAAAGACCAAATTAAAGGTGTAGAACAATATATAGATAAAACTGCACGCGCTTCAGGTGTTGCAGACGACCTTCTTCGTCCGAGCCTAGATAGACTTGTTAGGTCAACTAAAGATGTAACTAAAGCACAAAAACTTCAACAACTAGCCCTTGACATTAGTGCTGGTACAGGTAAAGACCTTGCTACAGTTTCGGAAGCATTAGGTAAAGCCTATGACGGAAACCTTGGTGCGTTAAAACGTATTGGTGTTCCATTAAGTGCAAACATAATTGCAACTAAAGATTTTGCTGCAGCGCAAGAAGAACTTGCTAAAACTTTTGGTGGGCAAGCAGCTGCACAAGCTGATACTTTTGCTGGCAAAATGGCAAGGCTTAAAGTTGCTTTAGATGAAGCTAAGGAAGGAATAGGTCAAGCTCTTTTACCTATTCTTGAAAAACTTGCTACTTTGTTTGTTGATAAAATACTTCCTTTTATAGATATTGCTGTACAAAAGTTTAGTGTCTTTGCTGAAAGTGTTACCAAAAATCTTGACGAACCATTAAACAAAGTGGTAGATATTTGGACAAACTACGTTCTACCTGCATTACAATCTTTGTGGAGTTTCATTATTGACGTATGGGTTCCAGGAGTCAAAGCATATTTTACACCAATAATTGAAGGTATAGTTATTGCTTTTGATAAAGTTCGTGATGCTTTAGCAAGGAACGAAGAAAAACTTAAACCTTTATATGAAGCATTTAGTGTCTTTGTTCAATGGATAGCAACAACAGGTGCACCATTTATAGGTAAAGTGTTTGGTTTAGCCTTTCAAGCATTAGGCGCATACATATCTGCAGTTATTGACATTATTGCTGGAATTGTGGACGCAATAGATAAAGCCATAAAGACTGTTCAAAACTTTATAGACAAAATTAAGGAAGCAATTGATTTTGCTCAACGAATACCAGTAATCGGTAATATCATTCCAGGTTTACCTAGTGGTGCACCAGGTAAAGGTGGCACAGTTATAAATAACAACATAAACATTAAAGGCGCAATAGACCCTCAAGCCACAGCAAGAACTATTACAAAGGTTCAAAACACAGCAAATAAAACAACAGGTTTAAGAGCTTTTGCGTAACAATGACAATTTTTACACCAACATACAGAGTTACTATTGCTGGTATTGTACAAACTTCTACAACATTAGAGAACGCAACAATTACTTATGGTCGAAACGATTTTTTTGAAGCAACACAACCTAGTTATTGCAATTTAGAGTTATTAAATTTAGACGGCACAAGCCCAACAGTTGAACTGTTAGACACAATTCTTATTGAAGTTACTAACTCAGCAGGTACTTACGTCAAACTATTCACAGGTGAAGTGTCAGGTGTTTACAACAGACTTGCAGGTGCAGGCTTGGGTGGTAAACCTAACACATTACAAATACAAGCCATTGGTGCTCTTGGTTTACTTGTTAAACGTTACGCGGGTGCTGTTGCTTATCCAGAGGAATTAGACGGCGCACGTATTACACGTATCTTGGAAGAAACTTTATACGTTGCTTGGGAAGACATAAGTAACACATTTACTTGGAATGATTTTACAACTGAAACTTGGGCTAATTATGGTGTGCAAGGCATAGACACAATTGACCCTGGGCGTTATGAAGTACTAGCTAGACCAGCAAAAATCGAACAAGCGTATAACTTGACAGACACAACCCAACAATCAGCTTTAGGCTATTTATACGATACACCAGAATTTGAAATTGGATATGCCGATGCTGAAAGAAGAAGCGCTAACTACACAACTAACTTAATAGAACTTGACGCAAATCTTGTAAACGCTGACATACAAACAAGACTACAAACAGCAGACATTGTTAACAGCGTTGTTATCCAATATGATGACCCAGTTTTAGAAGTCGCAGCACAAAACGATACCTCAATAAATAACTATGGGTTGTTAGAAGAAGTCAGGTCAACAATTCTTGCCCAAACAGCAGACGCTACAGAACAAGCTACAAACTTTGTTAATTACAGAGGAACACCTAAAGTCTCATTAGAAGAAGTCACAGTTAACCTGGCTCATTCAGATATGACAAATACTGTTAGAGATAACCTTTTAGGTGTCTCAATGGATACCCTTTTATACTTAGACAATATCCCAGTAGGTCTAATAGCCGAGGGCTACAATGAGGGTTTTGTTGAGGGTTGGACTTGGACTCTGGGACGCAACAACCTGGAACTAACTATGTCTGTTTCTAACTCAATTTACTCAACACTTGATGTACAATGGGAAGACTACAACTCTGTTATTCAATGGCAGAACCTTGATAATGCTACTCGTTGGCTTGACGTTATTTAAGAAAAGGATAAACTAGAACAATGGCAACAACTACCCCTAATTATGGCTGGACTGTACCAACTTCAACTGATTTGGTCAAAGACGGCGCTACAGCTATTGAAACCCTTGGTGACGCTATTGACGCGTCTATGAACACAGCTCTTGGTACTAAAAAGGCTGGAATGGTTTTACTGAATACGACTAGTTTTAGTGCAGTAGCCAGTCAATCTATTAACAGCGTTTTTAGTGCAACTTATGATTTTTACAGAATTCTTTTTTATCACACAAAAAGCACAACTAATGCTATTTCAATGAGATTTAGAACAAGTGGTACAGATAATTCAAATAGTAGTTATAGTTTTTCAAGTATTATTGTTGGCTCTACTGTCACAGGTGGAAGAACAACAGGTAATACAAGCATAAGTTTAATAGACAATGATTCAGATGAGGGATTCAGTTTTATAGATGTATATAATCCTTTTGCTTCCTTAAAAACAGGATATTCAAGCATTTCAGGAGTAAGAATTACAAACCCATCATCAAGATATAATCAAGGTGGTTTTGATGCAACAACTTCTTTTGATGGATTTAGTCTCATAGCAAGTACAGGCACCATAACTGGGCGCGTTTCAACTTTTGGGGTGAACCAATAATGGCAAAGAAAGACGAAATAATTATTATACAAAATGATGACCAAGTTGTTGAATTAACTGGTGATGCAAAAACAAAATTTATTGCACAACGCGAAGCAGACAATGTCGCAATTCAATTAGTTGAAGCCGAGTATAAAGCCAAGCGAGATGCAAGAGAATCTGCAATTACAAAACTTGGTGAAATAGCAGGACTCACAAAAGAAGAACTAGATGCAATCCTTTAACCACAAACAATTTTCTTTAGCTGCAATTGCTTTCCTAGCAGCTTGGCAAGCAACAGACTTTGCCCTTGATTACAGAGCTGTACTTGGTGCTGTCGTAGCTGCTTCAATGGGCGCGATGAATCCAAATGTCAAAACCAAAGTTAAGTAAAGCAGCTGAGCAATTACGCTCCGAAATAAACGCCAAGTATCCTAAACGAGATAAACGCTCAGACGGCTGGATAGGCGACACAGCACACAACGCACGTAAGTCAGACCACAACCCAGATAAACAAGGTTGGGTACGTGCTATAGATATTGACTCAGACCTTGTTAAAGGCTCATCTAAAGAATCGTGGCTATTAGCCGAGAATATAAAGATAATAGCACTCAAGGGCGACAAAAGACTTAGTTACATTATTCACCAGCACCGAATAGCCTCACCACGACAGAATTGGGCTTGGCGTGTCTACAAAGGGTCTAACCCTCACGTTTCACATTTGCATATATCCTTTACTAAGGCAGGCGACCTTAACGGAAAGGCATTTGGAATATGAGCAAACCTAAAGCAAAAAAGCAAACAATAGAACTACCTGATGTTATGGCTAGTGAACTTGTAAGAATTGTCAATACAGCTCACGAAGACGGAAAACTGATAACGGGTTTTGTTTGCGTTATGGAAGTTTTTGATGGTAAAAAGAAAACTATCAAGA